TAGGTAATAGCGAGATTGTAATATCGTGAGCAATTTTCTCTAAATCCATAAATTTCACCTCCTTCCACTGGGAGATAACTAAATTATATAACAAACAACTTAAAGGAGGAACGACAAATACAAGCTCAAAACAAAAAAGTCATCTATTACTACTATGACGAAGAAGGTAATAGGCGACCATTAGATATTCAAATTAATGACGGATATGAACTGATGGTCCGATCTCATTTCATCAACAACACCATTGAAGAAATACCATACGTAAATAATAACTTATATGCCTTGGTTGATGGTTATGAATTTAAGTTAGATTGAATTTTTGAGAAAGATATTGAAAAGCTAATTTCCCCATAAGATTAAGAGACATACTGGATGTTTTGTTAACGACTCTTTTAACTTCGTTCCAAGTTTTATTGTCTCTAATATTATCGAGAAATTCATGGCCAGACCAAGTGATGTCATCAATAATCCAAGAAACGACCCTGCCTTCGATGAATTTCAGATCGCAACAAATAAATTTAGCTTCTTCTAATTTTAAAAGTGAGTACATTACTGTTTCAAAATCATATTTATCAAAAATAATATTATCGTTGAAATTATGTCGAGTAAGTGGTTCACCTATTTTCTTATTAGATTCTATTTCTAAGAGCAAGAGTCTAACGCAATCGTGATTAAGTTTCATCCTATCACCTCCATAACAGGAGTATAGCAGAAAGGATCATAAACATCTTAAAAGGAGGAACAACAAATGTTACAAAAATTTAGAATCGCTAAAGAAAAAAGTAAATTAAAACTCAATTTACTAAAACATGCAAACAGTAATTTAGAAACAAGAAACAACCCTGAACTGTTGCGAGCAGTTGCAGAGTTGCTTAAAGAGATTAATCGATAAATTCTATGAATTCGATTTTAGCTGAAGCGATAGCTACTATTTTGTCTCCAACAAAAGTATATGAGCCATTAGTGAACAAGGAACTTTTAATTTTTTCTTTTGATATTTCAACAGTTCCGCGATGACCTGACTTTATCACTTTTTCTAAATTATCGATTTCAACAAATTTATCATTAGAAAGATATAAACAAGCTTTCATACTTATCACCTCCTTAGGTTGATAACAACATTATACACGAAAGGAGGAATAACAAATGAACATTCAAGAAGCAACTAAGATAGCTACAAAAAATCTTGTCTCTATGACACGGAAAGATTGGAAAGAAAGTCATCGAACTAAGATATTACCAACAAATGATAGTTTTTTACAATGCATCATTTCAAATAGCGATGGGACAAACCTTATCAGATATTGGCAACCTTCAGCCGATGACCTCATGGCAAATGATTGGGAAGTTATAAACCCAACTAGAGACCAGGAATTATTGAAGCAATTTTAGAAATGCTATCAATGATACTTTTTAAATTGTTTTTAAACTCATTTTCAAAGTAAACAACAGTCTTGTCTGAAATTGTTACATGATAAATAGTGTTACTAGCATACACGCCGTTTAGGAACCCAGAGTTTTTAAGTTTATTTAAATCGTATTTTACATCTTCGAAATGTAGTTTTTGAAAATACTTTGTATGTATATCTTTAGCACTTCCAAAATTATTGCAGGTTAATTTAACCGAACCTAACTTTACACATTCTAAATAATCTTTGTAGAGTACGGACAAGATATATTGTTGGTCTTTAGTAAGTGTATCAAATTCATCAGATATCAAGGGCATGTTATCACCTCCTTAGGTTGATAACAACATTATACACGAAAGGTGGAACAACAAATGAACAAAAAATCAGAAGGGTTAGACATCAGAATACCAAGGGTTTTCAGAAGAGATCACGCGCCAGTAGAATCTTTAACAGAAAATGAACGTCGACTAAGAAAGGAAATATTAGAAAGTATTAAAAAAGGTTATTACAGCTACTTAGAAATAAACAAAGTCTTCTATGCATTAGATAGAGAACTTCAATACAGAGCGAATAATAGCAAAATTTAACATTTATCGAAAGGAGTGATAGAGATGCCAAAAATCATAGTACCACCAACACCAGAAAACACATATAGAGGCGAAGAAAAATTTGTGAAAAAGTTATACGCAAAACCAACAGAAATTCATCAACTATTCGGAGTAAGTAGAAGTACAGTATACAACTGGTTGAAATATTATCACGAAGATGATTTAGGTATAAAAAACTTATGTATCATCTATTCTCCAGCTGGACAGTTAATTAATATTCCGAAGTTAGAAGCGTATTTAATTAAAAGGCAAGAGAAAATACTTTAAGGAGAGAATAAAATGAGTGACACATATAAAAGTTACCTAGTAGCAGTACTGTGCTTTACAGTCTTAGCAATTGTACTTATGCCGTTTCTATACTTCACTACTGCATGGTCAATTGCGGGATTCGCAAGTATCGCAACATTCATATTCTATAAAGAATACTTTTATGGAGAATAAAAAAACTGCTACTTGTTGGAGCAAGTAACAGTGTCAAACATATCTAATAAAGAAATAAAAAATATGTTTTCAATATAAAACGAAATACGGAGGATGTCAACTATGACTAAAAAATATAAAGACATGACGCAGGAAGAAATAAAAGACTTATTATCTGAAAAAACCGCAGAATTATATGAATTAGCGAAAGAAATTAAGGGAGAAAGTAAATTTGATATTTTGCTTTTCTCATCAATAGGAGTTATCGACGGAGATTATTTAGCAGGTTCAAGTTCTGTGATTGGTCATACTTTCGATCTTGCTTCCTTATTGGATAGCACTAAGAGTTATAAAGACATTGTCAATGTTCTCCAAATGTGTAAATCACAAAAATTTCTCGGTATTGATGACAGCAAGGAGGACTAAAACAATGTATTACGAAGTAGGCGAAATCATACGCAAAAATATTCATGTTAACGGATTCGATTTTAAGCTATTCATTTTAAAAGGTCATATGGGCATATCAATACAAGTTAAAGATATGAACAACGTACCAATTAAACATGCTTATGTCGTAGATGAGAATGACTTAGATATGGCATCAGAATTATTCAACCAAGCAATAGATGAATGGATTGAAGAGAACACAGACGAACAGGACAGACTAATTAACTTAGTCATGAAATGGTAGGAGGTCGCTATGAAGCAGACTGTAACTTACATCATCCGTCATAGGGATATGCCAATTTATATAACTAACAAACCAACTGATAATAATTCAGATGTTAGTTACTCCACAAATAGAAATAGAGCTAGGGAATTTAACGGTATGGAAGAAGCGAGTATCAATATGGATTATCACAAAGCAATCAAGAAAACAGTGACAGAAACTATTGAGTACGAGGAGGTAGAACATGACTGAACAAACATTATTTGAACAGTTGAACAGTAAAAACGTGAATGATCATACAGAACAAAAAAATGGATTAACTTATCTAGCATGGTCATATGCACACCAAGAGCTGAAAAAGATTGACCCAAACTACACAGTAAAAGTACACGAGTTTCCACATCCAGATATTAACACAGAAAATTATTTTGTACCTTATTTGGCTACACCAGAAGGCTATTTTGTACAGGTATCTGTGACTGTGAAAGATAGTACAGAGACTGAGTGGCTTCCAGTATTGGACTTTAGAAATAAATCGCTTGCTAAAGGTAGTGCAACAACTTTCGATATTAACAAAGCGCAAAAACGATGTTTTGTTAAAGCTTCGGCTTTACACGGTTTAGGCTTATATATCTACAACGGCGAGGAACTACCAAGTGCAAGTGACAACGATATTACAGAATTAGAAGAGCGTATCAATCAGTTCGTGAACTTATCTCAAGAAAAAGGGCGAGATGCAACTATCGATAAAACGATGAGATGGCTAAAAATATCTAACATTAATAAATTAAGTCAAAAACAAATCGCAGAAGCACACCAAAAATTAGATGCGGGATTAAAACAATTGGATAGTGAGGAGAAACAATAATGTTAAACAGAGCAGTATTAGTAGGACGCTTAACAAAAGACCCAGAATTAAGAAGTGCGCCAAATGGCGTAAATGTAGGTACATTCACATTGGCAGTAAACAGAACATTCACGAATGCTCAAGGCGAGCGTGAAGCAGATTTTATAAACGTAGTAGTGTTCAAGAAACAAGCTGAAAATGTTAAAAACTACCTTTCTAAAGGGTCGCTGGCAGGTGTAGACGGGCGACTACAAACACGTAGCTACGAAAATAAAGTCGGGCAACGTGTATTTGTGACAGAAGTAGTAGCGGACAGTGTTCAATTCTTAGAACCGAAGAATAACAACCAACAACCAAACAACAATTATCATCAACAAAGACAAACTCAAACTGGTAATAATCCTTTTGATAACAACGCAGACTCTATAGAGGATCTTCCTTTTTAGGAGGCGTTAGATGAACGAATTATGGAAAGATATTGTAGGTTACGAGGGCATATACGAAGTAAGCAGTAAAGGTAGAGTTAGAACTCACAAAAATAAAGTTACTTGGTCTAACCGTTATCAAAAATGGAGGCATTGGAAACAGCGTTATTTAAAAGATAAAACACCTAATGGTCGAGATGTAAGAGTAACCCTTTGGAAAAATGGTAAACGCAAAGATTTTTTAGTCCACAGATTAGTGGCATTCGCCTTTATACCAATGATAGAAGGTAAAAATTGTATTAACCATATTGACGGGAACCCCAAAAATAACAATGTAGAAAATCTTGAATGGTGTAATCACTTGGAAAATAATAGGCATGCATTTGAAACAGGATTAATGCATACCAATATGGCTGTAAAACTTATTAATCATTTAGGTATCGAATATGAATTTATAAGTATGAGTAGAGCAGGAAAATTCTTAGGCAGAAGTCATAGTTATATTAGCGACAAAATAAAAAATAATCACAAAGATGTTACTGATATACATGGTAATAAATATAAATTTGAGAAGTTGATATAAATGCCGAAAATTACTAGTTATATCACTCAAGATGACGGTACAACAACAGTTGTCATCTCGGGTGTTGAATTAGGCAATAAAGAAACATTACTACTTGATAACGGATTTGATGTGGAAGTCGATGTAAGCGTCATAGATCCGTTTCAAATTACCGGCAAGCAACGACGAAAAATATTCGCGCTTGTCAAAGACATAGAAGAATATACAGGTCAACCAATGGACTATATGCGACATATGTTCATCGAGTATGTAAGGACTTACTACGGCTATGATGAACGTATTTCACTAAGTAATTGTACGAGAACACAAGCAAGTCAAATCATTGAAGCAACGCTTGACTGGACGTTCTACAATGACATACCACTTAGCTACAAAACAAGCGACTTGCTGAAACAAGATAAATCGCTCTTATACTGGTCAACTGTTAACCGCAACTGTGTAATTTGTGGAAAGCCTCACGCAGACCTAGCGCATTATGAAGCAGTCGGCAGAGGCATGAACAGAAATAAGATGAATCACTATGACAAACACGTATTAGCGTTATGTCGCGAACATCATAACCAGCAACATGCGATTGGCGTTAAGTCGTTTAATGATAAATATCACTTGCATGACTCGTGGATAAAAGTTGATGAGAGGCTCAACAAAATGTTGAAAGGAGAGAAAAATGAATAAGTTACTAATAGATGACTATCCGATACAAGTATTACCGAAATTAGCTGAATTAATAGGATTAAACGAAGCAATAGTATTGCAACAAATTCATTATTGGTTAAACAACTCAAAACATAAGTACGATGGTAAAACTTGGATTTTTAATTCTTATCCAGAATGGCAAAAACAATTTCCATTTTGGAGCGAGAGAACTATAAAAAGGACATTTGGGAGTTTAGAAAAACAAAATTTATTGCATGTAGGTAACTACAACAAGGCTGGATTTGACCGTACAAAATGGTATTCAATCAATTATGAAACATTAAACAAACTAGTGGCACGACCATCGGGACAAAATGGCCCGACGATGAGGACAAATTGGCACGATGCAAGAGGACAAAATGACCCGACCAATACCATAGACTACACAGAGACTAACAAACATAGAGAGACAGACGACGTCTCAAAGTCATTTAAGTATATTAGTACCAATTTAGAAATTATACAAAACCCTTTAAAAGCAGAACAGTTAGAACACGAAATTAAATCATTTAAGCAAGATCAGTTCGAAATAGTAAAAGTTGCTACCGATTACTGTAAAGAAAATAACAAAGGTCTAAATTATCTATTAACTGTATTAAAGAACTGGAATAAAGAAGGCGTTTCAGATAAAGAAAGTGCTGAAAACAAATTGAAACCTCGTAACTCTAAAAAAGAAACTACTGATGATGTCATAGCACAAATGGAAAAAGAATTGAGTGATGACTAATGCCGATGAGCAAAACACAAGCATTAGAAATTATTAAAAAAGTTAGGTACGTATACAACATCGATTTTGATAAACCAAAGTTAGAAATGTGGATTGATGTATTAAGTCAAAACGGAGATTATCAACCAACTGTAAAAGCTGTAGATGGATATATCAACAGTAACAACCCGTACCCGCCTAACTTACCAGCAATCATGCGTAAGGCACCTAAAAAAGTATCTATCGAGCCGGTAGACAACGAAACCGCTACACACCAATGGAAAATGCAGAACGACCCCGAATATGTCAGACAAAGAAAAATAGCGCTAGATAACTTCATGAATAAGTTGGCAGAATTTGGGGGCGATAACGAATGAATTATGGGCAATTCGAAATTGAAAGCACAATAATCGCTACGCTACTTAAACAACCGGACGTACTAGAAAAGATAAGAGTTAAAGATTACATGTTTACGAACGAAAAGTTTAAAACCTTTTTCAATTATGTAATGGACGCCGGAAAGATAGACCATCAAGAAATCTATTTAAAAGCAACTAAAGATAAAGAGTTTTTAGATGCAGATACTATAACTAAACTTTACAACTCCGATTTCATTGGGTACGGCTTCTTTGAACGTTACCAACAAGAATTATTAGAAAGTTATCAACTTAACAAAGCGAATGAATTGGTCACTGAGTTCAAACAACAACCTACGAATCAAAACTTTAACAACTTGATTGATGAACTCAAGGATTTAAAAACAATTACTAACAAAAAAGAAGATGGAACCAAGAAGTTTGTTGAGGAGTTTGTCGAAGAGTTATACAGCGATAGCCCTAAGAAGCAAATTAAGACGGGTTATAAGCTCATGGATTACAAAATAGGGGGATTGGAGCCGTCGCAATTAATCGTCATCGCAGCGCGTCCCTCAGTGGGTAAAACAGGCTTTGCATTAAACATGATGTTGAACATAGCACGAAATGGATATAAAACATCTTTCTTTAGTCTTGAAACAACTGGCACATCAGTATTGAAACGTATGTTATCAACAATTACTGGTATTGAGTTAACCAAGATAAAAGAAATCAGAAACTTAACGCCAGATGATTTAACAAAGTTAACGAATGCGATGGATAAAATCATGAAATTAGGTATTGATATTTCTGATAAAAGTAATATCACACCGCAAGATGTGCGAGCACAAGCAATGAGGCATTCAGACGGTCAACAAGTTATTTTTATTGATTACCTTCAACTGATGGATACTGATGCGAAAGTTGATAGACGTGTAGCAGTAGAAAAGATATCACGCGACTTAAAGATAATTGCTAATGAGACAGGCGCAATCATCGTACTACTTTCACAACTGAATCGTGGTGTCGAGTCTAGACAGGATAAACGTCCAATGCTATCGGACATGAAAGAATCAGGCGGAATAGAAGCAGATGCGAGTTTAGCAATGCTACTTTACCGTGATGATTACTATAATCGTGACGAAGATGACGGTATTACAGGCAAATCTATTGTTGAATGTAACATAGCCAAAAACAAAGACGGAGAAACTGGAATAATTGAATTTGAGTATTACAAGAAGACGCAGAGGTTTTTCACATGAACATCATGCAATTCAAAAGCTTATTGAAATCGATGTATGAAGAGACAAAGCAAAGCGACCCGATTGTAGCAAATGTCTATATAGAAACTGGTTGGGCAGTCAATAGATTGTTGGACAATAACGAGTTATCGCCTTTTGATGATTATGACAAAGTTAAAAGGAAAATCATGAATGAAATCAACTGGAAGAAAACACACATTAAGGAGTGTTAAAAATGCCGAAAGAAAAATATTACTTATACCGAGAAGATGGCACGGAAGATATTAAGGTCATCAAGTATAAAGACAACGTAAATGAAGTTTATTCGCTCACAGGAGCCCATTTCAGCGACGAAAAGAAAATTATGACTGATAGTGACCTAAAACGATTTAAAGGCGCTCACGGACTTCTATATGAGCAAGAGCTAGGTTTACAAGCAACGATATTTGATATTTAGAGGTGGACGATGAGTAAATACAACGCTAAGAAAGTTGAGTACAAAGGAATTGTATTTGATAGCAAAGTAGAGTGTGAATATTACCAATATTTAGAAAGTAATATGAATGGCACTAATTATGATCATATCGAAATACAACCGAAATTCGAATTATTACCAAAACTAGATAAACAACGAAAGATTGAATATATTGCAGACTTCGCGTTATATCTCGATGACAAACTGATTGAAGTTATCGACATTAAAGGTATGCCAACCGAAGTAGCAAAACTTAAAGCTAAGATTTTCAGACATAAATACAGAAACATAAAACTCAATTGGATATGTAAAGCACCTAAGTATACAGGCAAAACATGGATTACGTATGAGGAATTAATTAAGGCAAGACGAGAACGCAAAAGAGAAATGAAGTGATCTAATGCAACAACAAGCATATATAAATGCAACGATTGATATAAGGATACCTACAGAAGTTGAATATCAGCATTTTGATGATGTGGATGATGAAAAAGATGCGCTGGCAAAGCGCTTAGATGACAATCCGGATGAATTACTAAAGTATGACAACATAACAATAAGACATGCATATATAGAGGTGGAATAAATGAAGTTGAACGAAGTATTCGCAACTAATTTAAGAGTAATCATGGCTAGAGATAACGTAAGTGTTCAAGATTTGCACAATGAAACTGGCGTATCAAGATCAACTATTAGTGGATATAAAAACGGAAAAGCTGAGATGGTTAACTTAAATGTATTAGATAAATTGGCAGATGCTCTAGGTGTTAATGTAAGTGAACTATTTACTAGAAATCACAACACGCACAAATTAGAGGATTGGATTAAAACAGTAAATGTATAGAGGTGGAATAAATGGGCAGTGTTGTAATTATTAATAACAAACCATATAAATTTAATAATTTTGAAAGAGAATTAATGTCAAAGCGAGGGATAAATGCTGGAATTGTTTCTAAACGTGTAAGAGGTTGTTGGGAATTTTCAGAAGCTTTAGATGCGCCCTATGGTATGCACCTAAAAGAATACAGAGAAATGAAACAAATGGAAAAGATTAAACAAGCTAGACTCGAACGCAAATTGGAAAGAGAGCGAAAGAAAGAGGCAGAACTAAGAAGAAAGAAACCGCATTTGTTTAATGTGCCTCAAAAACATTCACGTGATCCGTACTGGTTCGATGTCACTTATAACCAAATGTTCAAGAAATGGAGTGAAGCATAATGAGTGTAATCAGTAACAGAAAAGTAGATATGAACGAAATGCAAGATAATGTTAAGCAGCCGTCGCATTACACATACGGAGACATTGAAATTATAGATTTTATCGAACAAGTAACGGCACAGTATCCACCACAATTAGCATTCGCAATAGGTAATGCAATCAAATACTTGTCTAGAGCACCGTTGAAAAACGGACACGAGGATTTAGCAAAGGCGAAGTTTTACGTCGATAGAGTGTTTGACTTGTGGGAGGGGTAACGATGGCAACGCAAAAACAAGTTGATTACGTAATGTCATTACAGGAGCAACTGGAATTAGAAGACTGCGAAAAATATACAGACGAACAAGTTAAAGCAATGAGTCATAAAGAAGTTAGCAATGTGATTGAGAACTATAAGACAAGCATAAGGAATGAAGAACTATATTACGAATGCATGTCGTTTGGACTGCCTAATTGTTAAAAGGAGTGACGACCATGACAGATAGCGCACGTAAAGAACGCTTAAACCAATTTTTCGGCTCTAAGAGATATCTGTATCAGGATAACGAACGAGTGGCACATATCCATGTAGTAAATGGCACTTATTACTTTCACG